TGTTGAGGGTGACGACGCCAGATAGAGCCGGATCGGTGAGCCCGTTCAACTGGGCTATGCGTATCCATTGCGTTGCATCGCCAAGCTGACGAGCGGCGATTGCGAAAAGGTTTCCTCCTGCTACCGTGATCTGGCCCATTTACAAACTCCCCATGATTTTGGCGGCGGTCCCGATTGCGCCCGATACGATCGGCAGCGCCGCGAGGTCTGACGCGGCCCCGACAGCGGTTGCCACGCTCTCCACGGCTTGGCTGGCGTTTCCCGCTGGGATGACATCGGCGGCGGCGCTAATCACCCCGGCCATACTGCCGTTGGCAAGGGCCGTAGCCCCCTGGGCGATGCTCCCCACGCTGGCCAGGGAGCCTTGCAGAGCCAGGGCAGCAGATGAGCCGTCGGTAAGCGCCCCCGCCACGCCCGCAAGCTGCTGCGCGGTCGATAGTCCGGCGGCAACTCCCGCGAGGTCAGATGGCGTGATGCCAAGGGCATTTTCCAGGCCTCCCGTGATGCGGGATAGAAGAGACGGCGCGGGCGGTTTAGAGCTTAGTGTGGCGTCCGAAGATACCGTGCATGTGATCGAATACGGTATCCAATTCGGCTTCTCATCCGACGCTTCGTATGAAGTAACCAGAACTTGAAATGACCTGTCATTCCAAGACAAATTGACGATTTTGGCATCCGCCATCATCGTGTATAGCGCGCGGGAGCGAACGAGTGCATTATACCCTTGAAAGTATCCAGTCCATGTCAATGGGGAATAATCAATCCCCATCGGATACATGACAACTGCGCCGCCCGGTAGTATTTGCTTTGGAGCGCTCTGCTTCCCGCCCCACTTGATAGTCGCCGGAACCTCAGTCCCGGCGAAAGTCACATCCCCGAGTATGACGCCACCGGAGCCGCCGAATAGTTGGAGCAAAGAGCTTGCGGCACTAGCGAGGGTAGCTATAGATGCGCTCACTACTGACCCCCTGATGCGGATGGCGGAAGGCCCATTCTGGCGTCATATCCGGTCGGCCCGGAAAGCGGGCGTGTTAGCCCTCGACCAAGTTTATGAACCATTGAATTTCCAACGTCATCGTGGTTGACAACAATTACGTGAACCGGAGATTGTGGAGAGCCGGAATGGTATTGGTTCCACAAATTCTGCAACTCATCTTGAGATGGGGGTGAAAGCCCATTTATTGTCTTTGAAAGAGCCGCATTGAAGCCGGTTTTGTCGCCAAATGTCCAATCCAGCACTTTGCCCTCAAGGCTTCCGATGGAATTAAGCGCTTTGTTTGCCGCCCATATTAGACCTGCGGCAGCCACAAGAGGCCCGGAAATCTCACCAAGCAAAACACCAAATACTTCCGTCTCAAGGGCAAACGAAGTTAGTGCCTTGAGACCTCGAATTGCCGCCGCGCCCCCAACGAATGCGGCAAGGCCACCCGCCAGAACGCCTATTCCCTCCCCAGTTCCCACAAGCAGTGTTGACAAAAGCGGTGATGATCGAAGAACCGTTGCCATTGAGTTGAATGCTGTAGTTATTTCGTTCAACTGGCTATTCAGCATAGGAAGCGCACCCTGACCGGCCGCGATCAATACAGACTGACCGGCTGCACCAGCGCCATCAGCGATAACTTTAGGATTAGTTGACTGCGCAATGCTTGATGCGTCTCTCCCTTCCGCTCCCTTAATCGCATCGGTGTATGACTTTACCAGCGGAGCCAGGGTGATGAGGTCCGCAATCCATCGCCCGCCGGGCAGGCGTTGCGATATAGATGCCGCCGTCTTCGATTGAAGGTCGGCATTGTCCGTCCCGTATGTCTTTTCATCATATTTATGGATGCCGGGCAACAAAACGTTGTTCAGGTATCCCATAAAATCACCGCTATCGACGTAGCTTTGACCCGCGAGGCCTCCGGGGGATAGTCTGCGCTGGCCTCCTCCTATCTTCGCCGCTTTGCTGGGGTCCGCAACAAGCCCCATGCTGTTTAGAAGGTTGAATGACGCATCACTCATGCGCCCGACGCCGAATTGTTGGTAGAACGATTGCAGCCCGGTCCCCGCCCGCGTTGCCCCCATGCTGAGCATTGTTGCAATCATGCCGCCGAAGAGATCGCTGTCATTTATGACGCGACCGGAGACGCCCGCAGTTTTCAAATATGCCAATATTTGGTCGGGGCCGATACGCCCGCCCGTGGCGGTCTGCGCGGCCTGGACTTCATGCATGAAGTTGATGAGCTTCGCGGGGTCGAGTTGCCCATCTTTGCCGGAGAGAGCGCCGTGTAGCTCACCAGCCTGGATGGCTGCAAAAAGGCTTTCCACTTGGTCTCCGTGGCCATACTGGCCAAGCGTGACGCCCAGCCCGGCCATTGCTGGCAGCATCCTTGCGGCGGCACCGGGGTTACTCAAGAGCGTGCCAATCTCAAGTTGCGACTGCATCGCACCCGGAATTGTGGCACCCACGATGGTCTGTTGGGCATGGACTGCCGCGCCCATGGCGGCATCAACCTGGGCTTGCGTAAAGCCCGCTTGAAGCATCTGGCTTTCGATCGCGCCAACGTCCGCTGTTGGCTGCCATATCGAATTAAGCGCACCCGTCAAAATGCTCGATACGATACCCGCACCAACCGCCGCGCCAACCGGGGGAGTTCCGCGCCCGCCGGGAGGCCTCGGCCCGTTCGGCTGTGGCCATGGGAAGATCGGGGGCATTCCGCCACCACCGCCGCCGCCCGCACCGTAAGGCACTAGCGAGCCGTTTGACGGGGCGGCCGGGATACCCCTGCCACCACCTCCGGGGAGCGCCCTATACCCGCCGCCAGGGGGCAGGCTGCCGCTGCCGCCGCCGTCGCCACCACCGCCGTAGACAGGGCGGCCAAAGTTCGGGGCGGGCGGCCCGTATCCACCGCCGCCGGGGAGTGCCGTGTATCCGCCGCCAGAAGAGCCACCGGGCTGATAAGTCAGGAGGCGCGGGGCGGATACCAGAGCGCCCGCAGCCTTGGCGGCGCGCTCAAAATTGGCGGCGATATCGGCGCTATCCTTAGCTGCCGTCTTGGCGCTCGACGCCATGCCCGCCGTAGCGTCCGCCGCCCGCTTTGCGCCCGTGGCCATCTTATCTATTGATGCAGCAAGGTCAGCAAATCGCTTGGCCGCACCCGCAGTGCCCTTCATCGCATCATTGAAAGCGCGGGCCGAGCCTTGCGCCTTCATGATCGCATCGTTAAGCTGCTCATAGGCTTTAATCAAATTCCCGACGCTGCCGGGGATATTCGTGTCCATGACGATGGAAACGCCAATTTCATAGGCTTCGATCATGGAACTTCCATTCTACAAAACAATAGGTATGCCACAAAGAGCAGAAACGATGCCGCCAGCAATGGCATCAACCACAACCGGGGCTTTTTCAAACGCCGACGCCCCCAAGAAAGACCTGGGAGGATTAACCTGAATTCCGTTTTTGTTGTGCGTTCCGCGCTCCATCCACACGGCAACCATGAGCGGGGAACCCACAACGGATTTGTATGATGCGATCCTGCGCGTGTATGTCCCGGACGTTGATTGCGCAATACTGGCGCGAAGATCACCACTTCTCAGAAGTGGGTCGTTTGGCTCATAGCCCTCTCGAACGCGCTGTAGGATCGTCTCTTGAGTAAGATGTCTCCACGCTTGAAATTCGCCAGATTGTTCCTGATATTCGCCTATCTTGTGCCACGCCCTAATGCGTATGACGGTAGCGCCCTTCGTCATCGCTTTTAGGAATTCACCTTCAAGCGATGCCTCCACGCGCTTTAAGTGCGCGATGAAGGCGGCCATACTCTTGAACTTCATCATTGCGACGGAACCTCATCCCAGCATTGAGCTTCCCAGTTGAATTTCCCGCCGCGTATCTCTCCCGCCGCAACGATGAGGGCATTCCTCCTCACCGCTGACATACGCAAAGCATCGCTGTATGGCACCCCGACTTGCACCAACTTCATCAGTTGGCGAACTGCGGGATGCCTGCTCAGTTTTTTGCCGTTTCCACCTCGGCAAGGGCCGCCATTGCGGGGGCCTTCGCCGGGCCGAACATGGCGCTGGTGATGGCCGTTATCCCGACGTTGCCGATCTTTTTCGCGAGCATCACGATATCCTGCTTGCTCGTATGCTGCGGGATGGGCACGTCATTGATTGCGGTTATGCTGGCCACAACCATGGCATAGCGAACCCACCCGGCATTGCTGGAGGCATCGCCCGCAGCTTCCAGAAGTTCCAGCACGTCTCCGGGGTCGAGTTCCTTTGTCGTGTAAACTACCCCATTTGCGTCTGTAATCTTCATTGTTACACCGTCAACTTCTGTGATGCGAAACCTTCATAGCTCTGCTTGACGGAACTCTCTTGTTCCCACTTGCCGGGGTCGGCAAGATTTGACGCAACATCCGTGAACTGAAATGTTGACGTGGAGCCGTCGAGTTCCTTGATGTATTGATACATCGTTTCGAGCGGGACCGTCCCGCCGGTCCAGAACGTGATATCCTTGAGGGCCTGAAGGGCCTCGGCGTTCACGCTCGCCCACTCGATGCTGAAGGTGAATTCGTAGCCACCCGGCTGATACTCCATCAGCGGAGTCTGACCGAGGCGCACGACGGAAATTTTCTTCGTAATGGGCTTGGCCATGAAGCCGGTGACATGGGCAAAGTCGATACGGCCAAAAGCGCCCATGAAGACGAGTTTGCAATCATTGCCCGTGCTGAATAGGCTTGCCATCGCATTCCTTTCTAGCGCGGGCTCTCACCCGCGCTATTGATATATCCGGTTTATGTTACGGTAATTGCTGCGCCAACAAGCGTGAATAGAACGCTGTTGGAGCTATCGTAGCCGATGGCCCAGCCGTAATAAGTTCCGGCCGTAGTGGGGCTTTCAAGGTAAGAGCCCCACTCGTTTGTGTTGAAGTTTGTAGCGTAACCACCATTCGCAAGCCCGTCCGTTGATACCGCAGGCGGCATCGGGTTTGGAGCTACGGTTGCGCTGGACGATATGCCGATTGCGACTTTTGCCGGTTCTGCTCCTGACGTGATGTTGATGTTGAAGATGTTGGAATTCCCGCCATGCACCATCGTGCTCTGGTAGGTATTCCATGCGGCGACGGTCGCGCCTGATGTCGCGGCGCTCGTCGTTCCGGTGACGGATGCCGTGAACGTCGATGCCGTGTTTGTTGCACTGATGGAGCAGACTTCGACATCGTATGATGTGCTGGCGGTGAGGCCCGTGATTGTGTAGCCGGTTCCGGTGAGGCCGGTAACTTGCGTCCACGACGTTGTGCCGTGCGGCGCGTATTGAAGCGTGTAGCTGGTTGGCTCGGTGCCGGACGGCGCGGTCCAGCCCATGATGAGCGTTGATGCTGTAACGCTGTTGACGGTCAATGCGGTTGGCGTTCCCACTACTTGAGTTGTCCCGCCTCCGCTCCCACCCCCCGATCCGCCGCCGGAACCGGAACCCCCAGAGCTACCCGAACCCGATAAGGACTGACCGCCGGTTGTGCTTGTAATAGTGACGCTCGCACCGCCCTCGACGTTGATGATGAACTTCTCGTTGATTCCCTGATACTGTATCTGGACATCGGCCTGAACGTATCCCAGCGCCGTCCTCGACTGCGGATTGTTGGTGAGATCGCACACGACGGCAAAAGGCAGAGCCGTGCTGGTCTGACCCAGGAGCCCTTGACCGAGCATCGATTGCAGGAACGAAAGCAGCGTTGCCTTGATGTTCTGGAAAAGCGTCGAGTTGATGACGTTTCCAACATACAGGCCCATACCGGCACTGAGCGTGGCTGCGATGTAGTTGGTCAGCCGCGTGTAGTTGTCTCCATTGACCGCCGCATTGCTGCTGCTGTTGTGACCGCACCGCACGCCCCAGTATGCCCCGCCCGGCTGCGGGTTGCTGATGACATCGACGCCGTTCTGAAAGAGCGATTGCAGATCGGCCGTCGCATAGGTCTGTTGCGCGCCCGTGCCCGGATACCCCGACTTCTGAGAGCCGATGATGCTGAAAAGCTGCTTGTTGAGGCTGGATTGCTCCGGCGAGAGGTTGACAAGCCGCCCGGCAACGAAGCCCTGCGGGGAGACGAGCCGCACGATGCCATTGGTCTGGTCATTCCAGTATAGCCAATCGCCGTGCATCAACTTGGCGCTGTAGCTGTCCAGGCCAACGGCCTGCTTGAGGTCCACGACACCCGTGCTGCCGTTCTGGATACCGATACCGGCCGCCGCCGTGAGGATCATGTAGACGCCTTCGGACAGGCCGAAAGACGCTTGCGTTGTCCATTGCGTGCTGTCGTCGGTATCGGCCAAAACGCCAACGGAGCAGCCGCGCCCGCGAAGCGCATACATGCCGGATCGCGGCGAGGTGTCGGTTCCGACAAGGGTTGCCGCCGTGATCGTTGCCACGCCATCGGTGCCGCCCGCGAACGAATACGAGGCCAAGGCTGGAGTCGTGGTCCCGGAACCGGCCGTTGCCGTGACGAGCATCGACTTCCCGCGCAACACCGAGTTCCCGGTGTTGATGGCGGCGGCGACGTTTGCCCAGAACGCGGCGCCCGTCCCGCTGATGTTGTCATAGACCTCCGGCTGGCGGCCGGGAAGCGAAACGGTGACTCGGTAGGTGGCGGCCTTGGAGCCGTTGCTGATGGTAACGCCCAGGCTGTTTCCGAGGGTTCCCGTATAGAGAGCCGTGAAGGTGATGCAATTCGTCTGCACCGCTACGGAGGCCGCCGCGTCCGTTCCGTCCGTCACGCGAACGCCGATGAAGTTCTGCGCGCCCTGCTGCACGGCGGTGGCAACCTGCGTCCCCATGTCGAACTTGCGCGGCATGACGGAGCCGAACGCCTGAAAATAGCTGGCCATGTCGGAGAACTGCGTAGCCATGTTGACCGGACCCCACTGGGCAGTGCCGACGATGCCCAGAACATCGGTCGGAACGCCATTGAGGTTTAGCGTCTGAGGGGCAACGATCTGAACGTAAAGATCGGGCACGACAAGCGCCGTCGTGTTGATACTGCCTTGCTGAACGATAGGCATTAAGTTTCCTTTCTAGCTCACCGTCTGCACGGCATTTGTTTCATTTGTGGATGTCAGGTTGAGCAATCCCCACAGCATTTGTGGGGCGGATAGCGTTTGAGAAGTTCCGTATTGGATCGTGTAAACGAGTTCACGCTTCCAAAGCTGCTCACGCTGCGGCACGTCATCCGATGTCGAGCCGTGCCAAAGCAGGCGTGCCCCCTGGCCGTCCGGCAGATCAATGAAGCGCGTGCCGCTAAGCGCCGCGTCAAGGGCGCTCACGATGGCGTCACGCGCCGCCGGGTTTGGTGCCCATGTCGTGATGCAAAAGGCCTGCATCTGCCAGCGCGTGAAGGTTTGCGACGTGCCCACTGCCCCAACGCGAGCGCGAACGATGCTGGACGTGGAGAAGGTAATGGCTGCGCCTGATGCGGTGGCTGCCCCTTCGGTATCCAGGCCCGCTATCTGCGCGCCGGATGTATCCGTAATCGCTCCACCGCCAGCGGAGGCCAGGGCCGCCAGGGCGGTTGCTGTGGTCGCCAGGGTATCAGATCCGGTGCAGGCGTAGGCATATGCCCGCCCATTCACCACCACCCCCACAAGCTGCCCCGCGCCCGGCGTGCCGCCGATCGTGACGACATTCCCCGCGACGGTGACGGTCAAGGTTGGCGTGGTCGGGACGCCCTGCGGATTGTCCAAGTAGCCGCCGGTCAGGCGCGAAAAGCCAGCGCGGCTTAGGATTGTGACGTGTGCGTAGCCGCTTGCTAAGTCCGCATCGAGTTGTTCGGAATTTGGCGTCCCTCGATATATCCTCATCGGAACTCCAGTAATCGAAGCATTGCTATCGCCGAGCGAATACAAAATGGCGTCACACAAGACAACCAGTGCGTTTTCGCAATCCGAGGTGTCTGCCATGTCTCCCCCGGCTATGTGGTTGCAAGTAGCGCGGTCAAACGCCATCCAAGTGCGGAAGTCTCAAAAGATGAGATGAAATACCGCAACCCATTCTGATCCGTAAGGATGAGGTTGTTTCTGATGGTTACGCCAGGAATTGCAGGCAGAAGAACGATAAACCACGGCATTCTCGTATCGCCTGGCAACCTTGATGTTCCGCCCTCACCCCTCGATCCCTGCACGACGGATGCGGGCCAAGCCGAGGCCAGAACGTTTTCCGTTGCTCGCTGATCGCCGCCGTATGGCTCCTGTTTTCCGAAACCCGTTGCCTGTCCGGGCTCAGATAGGTTGAGGGTATGACTACACCGGACAATCTGCATGGGTGCGGGAACGTCCTGAGAAGCGATAAAAAACGTGCCCAAAGGACCGACAAGATAAT